GCTGCGAGCCACTTGTATTGCCATTTCCTGTCCAGTGACAGTTTGCATATTGGCGGGTACAATAGGGTGTTTAAAAGTGAGTTTACCCAATTTAACTGAAATATCTACGTCGGAGCGACTTACAATCTCTGAATATTGTGGAACTAACAACACGTCGTCGTAGCACAATCCTTCACGAATTTCCATTATCATCTCTCCTGTCACACGCCGAACTATCTATAACATCGTTATATTTTCGCATATTATCGTTGATAATTATAACCACAAATTTTAGTAAGGTCAAGGATATTAGTAAATGTATAATTTTGTTGATGAAAACAAAATAATTGAAGGAATTTAAAATGAAAGAGTTCAAAATTATTGTAGGTGCCGACGCAGCCAACACGCACATTTATGTAGATAATCAGCCCATCGGTATGGTGCAAGATATTAAGTTCCACGTGGGAGTGGGCACAACTCCCGCTGTTGAGATTGTGTTTCCGGATCTTCGCGCTTTCAGTAATAGTGCAGCTAAAAAAGTGTCAGATCAAGTCGAATTATTGAAAGATTTGCCTCAGGTAAAGGTAACTTTGGCAAAGGTTGAGTTTTCTAAAATATAAAGGACAATTATGAGTATAGACATCTTTAGTGTATTGAATGGTTCTTCTGGTAATTCCCTGATTCCATCCAGAGATCCGGGTGCCATTACCGGATCTGCTTTTATTCAAGCTAACATGGATTTGATTGGCGTGCCGCGTGAAGCCAACATACTCAACGAATTCTTGCACGGCAACATTCCTGATTTTTTGAGAAAATTGGTTCCCCTCACGGTTTCTGATGGAACCAACTCCATCACCTATTTGGTAACACCAGATGTTCTATGCCTAGGATCTGATGCCGATTACGTCAGAATGCCTATGAATCCTCATACCGCCCAGTCTATCGCCAACCAATACGACTGTACTTTGCCCACCACTAAGATAGCCAATTGTATTTGGCAAGCGGCAGTTAATAGATTACCGCCAGCACCCTGGGGACCACCTTATGATGGTGATATGCAAAAGACTTATCGCATTGGTGTGCATCACACCACTATCAATAATCAGCTAATAGGCAAAGATCCACATGCCCTGATTTCAGGACATAAGAAAGATATTGTGCTCACTAATCATTTGTATCCCAATAACCCTAACAGACGAGTGGCTATCTATGGTTGGTTCATGCTAACCGGTACGCCAATTCAAGGGTTAAATCCTACTAGCCATGAAGATACCTATGAAGATTATAGTCATGGTGTACGCTTAATTGCCAACGATGTGACGATTAATGGAAATCCGGCACGCATGTCAGATATCTTCAACAGTAGTAGCCTATGTCATTTAGTGAGTGATGAAGGTTGTCTATTGTTTCAGAAATACTAAGCACTTTTGTGTCTGTAGACAATACGTCCCTTGGAAGTATCATATTCACTTACTTCAACAGTCACTTTGTCACCAACTAAAATTTTTACCGAGTTCATTCTTATTTTGCCACTTAAAGTAGCTCGGACGGTCATGGTTTCATTTATTTTAACCGTAAATTGTCCTTTGTTAGCTTCGAGGACGATTCCGTCCAGTTCGATCCTGTCTCTCTCAACCATTATACTTTTCTCCTGTATGTTTTATTTCTTAGTATTTTCCAAATTACATTTCTTCTTACATTAAATTTTAGCGCCAGCTCACTCATAGAAATGCCGCCAGCGTTCCATTCCGATCTAATATTTTCAGCCTGATCGTTGGTAAATTTGGCACGTGGATTATTTTCTCCAAGATAAATATTTTGTTTCTTCTTACTCATAATTTGTTTAGTTTCGTCGGAAAAGTGTTTTCCAAAGTTAGCGTTCAATGCACCACTTCTCTGGGCACTCATTTTTGCCTTTACTTCTGGAGAGTGTGTTTTTCCAAACATTGGATTGAGTGCGCCTGATTTGGCGCCACGCCCGCCGGCATTTACGTTGTAACCAGCTTCCTTTCCAAATTTACTGACGTCAGTACGAAAAAATTCAATCCAAAACTCTTCGGCATTATAAGAATCTTGTTCATTTTCCCATTCTTCTATGACTGAGAATATAAAATTATCGATACCATATTTTTTGATAGCGGCATGAATTAGGCTATATTCACGAGGTTTAGCACCATTAGCTATGCCTCTGTGCTCGGCATATCTACGAATCGGATTAGATGTTTTACCAACGTAAATTTTATTGTTCAGTTTATTTTGTATGACATATATGTGGAACATTATAAAAATGCCTTATTATCCAAAGCTTTCTTTAATTGTTTTCCACTATCAAATTCATGATCCATAATCGCAAATACTATGCTATGTATAATGTTCGATGGATTACCGTGAATGTCGGAACGATTTTTTATTGTTACCGAAACAAAAATACCCGTCTCCATGCTAATTTGGGCAGCGATGTGGTTTGCAGCCTCCACATATTTACGACCCTCTGGACCATTTTCAATTATAAACCAGTCATCGGGTATCTTCATTGGGCTCTCCAAAAATAGGCAACAGCTCTTCGTATTGCTTACTAATTACGGCTAAAAACTCTTTGCTGGGTGGCAAGAAAGATAAGTACGTCTGTCCGGACACGCAAGGGATGGGTAAATTTTCCGATTTGGTTAGCTGTCGAAAACGCTTGATGTCCGCATTATCAGCTAACAGCTTTATATGTTTTATTCCCATCACTAGCGGAGAAACTTGCTGCCATTCGCCATACCAATATAGATAAGTACGGAAGTAATTATCCACACCTAGAAAAGTAAGAAGATAGCAATCCTGGTACAAGTCCTCGTCTTTACCGGCACATAGATAAGCTAGTTTGCTCATCTTAGCGACACGATCCAAAGACAACCCATAATACAAATCGGTGCTAACTAATTTACTTCGATCGATACGCAAATCCCCGTAAGTCAATTTAATTCTTTTGTTCTTGATGATATTCAATGAATTACCATATTCATCAAACCACCAACGATGTAAAACCATTCTTTCACTGTGTTCCTGGAAGACATAGTCATATGGTTTAAGACGGCAGGCTCTGATAATAAATCCTAAATGTTTGTTCTCGGTGTAAGATTGAGCTAGCTCAATTAGCTTATTGATTTTGCCATAGAAGAATTCTAGACTGTGACTTTTCATAAATCTAACAACGCGGGGTCCAGTCCACCATCCGTATCATCATCAGAGGTTGCAACGCTGATTGTATGAATAGCTGTCTTAATGAAGGGTAGGTAGTCTACTTTTTTGTCTTCTATTAGATTTTTCCAAAGAAGATAACTGTTGCGTGAGTCCACTTTTGCGTTGTGACTTTCAGAGATCTTTTTTACACCAACGATGTCACAAGCAGCGTGCAAATTAACTTTGGGCTTCACTAATCCAATTTGTTTAGCATATGATTTAGTCATTGGAATAGTATCTAACCACAAATGGGCTGGAAATTCTTTTCCACATCGTTCCCACATGGCGTGCAAAAATCTTTTATCAAAAGAAAAGATATTATGACCAACAATGCATCTGTGAGCGGGCGTTAAGCTGTCTTCATCGAAGAATTTATTACACTCTTCTATTACTTGTTCTACCGTAAATCCCTTTTCTAAATCTGAAAGAGTCTTCTTCGTTACAGCTAGAGCATCGTACGAGGCTCTTTCGGGGTATTCACATTTTATATTTCTCCATAGTTGCACTCGATCGGTAGCACGAATTATTCCTATTTCAGTGGGTTCGTGATAGGCTGCCTTTAGGCCCGTTGTTTCTAAATCTATAATGTAATAAACTATACCAGACATTATTAATCCTTATTCAAAATAAAGTTATTGTAAACGCGTTTCAACCAATTTCTAAACTCTTCTATCGTCATGTTAGATTTGGCTATATTACAATCTACGCAGCAAGGAACGATATTATCCTCCGAATGATTTTTTGATGAATCAATTCTATCCAAACCATTATATTCATACCAACACTGATCAAACCATTCTTGTGACACATGCCCTGTTTTAACTGAGTTAGTGTGTGGATTATACTTGTTAGATTTGATAACTCCACAATAGAAACAAGGAAGTTGTGATAATTCTAAAAACTTTTCAAAACTGCACCCATCTTTATAATTAGATCGCCATAATCCTTTGGCAGCCATAAGTTGAGGATCATCCACTCTAAGGGTTTTGAGTTGTTCCGCATGTAAGCATCCACAACTTTTTGTGTT